GCACCAGTGTTGACAACATCGTTAACCGTGTGCGCTACATGGCGAAGGCAATGAACTGTAAGTACATCTTTGTTGACCACATCTCCATCATTGTGTCAGCACAGGAGAGCGGTGATGAGCGCAAGGCGATTGACGAAATAATGACAAAGCTTCGTATGCTTGTACAGGAAACCGACATTGCTTTGTTTGCTGTGTCACATCTGAAGCGTCCTGAAGGACGAGGCCATGAGGAAGGTGCAGCTACATCACTGGCACAGCTACGAGGCAGTGGATCTATTGCACAGCTAAGTGACATTGTTATTGGCGCTGAACGTAACGGTCAAGCTGATGACCCGATTGTCCGCAACACAACCCATGTTCGTGTGCTGAAGAACCGCTTCAGTGGACAGACAGGACCTGCTTGTCGCTTGCTCTATACCAAAGAGACAGGTAGAATGCTGGAGTACAACGAGCCAGAAGAAGACGAACAAACATTTTAAGGAACAAGATGCGGGTCTACTTAGACATAGAAACAAACCTTGCACACGACACGATATGGATGTGCGTCACCAAGAAAGGTGACGAGGTGTTGGTGTGGAGAGATGCAGATAACTTACAGGAGTATTTAAATGGACTGGTTGTGGTGGCTCATAATGGTATTGGCTTTGATTTTCATCTTCTGCGAACCCTCTGGGGCATAGAAATTGCTGATGACTTACAACGGGATACGTTGGTGATATCTCGGTTATACAATCCTGAATTACTAGCACCTGAAGGTACAAAGTACAAGCCCCATAGCTTAGCTGCTTGGGGTCACCGTCTTGGTTTCCCTAAAGATGACTTCACTGATTATGATGGCGGCTATAGCGAAGAGATGGTTGGCTATTGTATTAATGATGTACACGTACTAGAAAAGCTAGACCTAATGCTGGAGCAGACAATGCAAGAGCTTAAGTTTAGTGAGGAGAGTATTATCCTTGAGCATAAGGTTGCTCAGATTTGTAAGAGGATGGAACGTAATGGCTTTGCACTTAACATTGAGAAGGCTCAGGTTTTGCTGGCAACTTTGTCAGGCGAGATGGTGGATATTGAAACTGAATTTCAAACTGTTTTTCCTCCGATCACTACGGAACGTATTAGCGAAAAGACAGGGAAGAAATTAAAAGATAAAGTTACAGTGTTTAATCCGGGTAGTCGTAAGCAGATTGCTGAACGTCTTATTAACAAGGGTGTGAAGCTGACAAAGAAGACAGAGAAGGGCAGCTTCATCATTGATGAGAAGGTGCTGGAAGGTATTGATCTACCAGAGGCTAAGATCTTTGGTCGTTACCTGATGATTCAGAAACGTGTAGCTGCTGTTAGTAGCTGGCTTGATCTTGTTGGTGATGATGGTCGTGTGCATGGGCGTATCATAACTAATGGTGCCGTCACTGGTAGAGCCACACACAACACGCCTAACATGGGGCAGGTGCCAGCAGTGGGTAAGCCTTATGGTGCTGAGTGCAGGGCTATGTTTGGTGTTGCTTCCGGCATGGTGCAGGTGGGTGTTGACTTATCTGGAATTGAGCTTAGATGTCTTGGGCATTATCTTAATGATCAGGAATGGATTGACGAGCTTTTAAAAGGTGACATCCACTGGTTCAATGCACAAAGCTTTGGGCTTGTGGCTAAAGGCACTGTCAAAGATGACAGCAACCCTGAGCATAAGACAGCCCGTAACCGCACCAAGACGCTGACATACGGTGTGTTGTATGGAGCAGGTGCAACTAAGGCAGGGTCTATTGTTGGAGGCAACAGCACACAAGGCAAGCGCCTGATTGATAGCTTTGTTAATAACACACCGGGACTTGCCGCATTAAAGATAAAGATATCTAAGTTTGCAAAGAAGGGACACTTACCCGGACTTGATGGACGTAGGGTTTGGATTCGTAGTGAACACGCTGCATTAAATACTTTGTTGCAATCTGCAGGTGCAATCATTGCCAAGCAGTGGTTGATTGAATGTGACAAAGCATTGACTGAAGCGAATGTTCCTGCGAAGTTAATGGCGTGGGTGCATGACGAGGTGCAATATGAAACAGCACCAGAATATGCAGACACATTAAAAGAAATTGTAGAAAAAGCTGCCACAAAAGCAGGCATTGTGCTACAATTTAGATGTCCTGTTGATGCCGAAGGAAAGATCGGAATTAATTGGTACGAGACTCACTGAGTCATTTTGTTTTTGATTGGAGATTATTATGAGTGAAGAAAAGCAACGCATTAAGATTAATGCTGATGTGTACTGGGCACAGTTAAATAAAGTTAACGATATGTCAGGAAAGTATCAAGTCAACTTGTGTAACTTATCTGATAAAGCAGCGTCAGCTTTAGAAGAGATGGGGCTGGCTATTCAAGAGGGAACAGATAAGAAAGCAGACATGGGTAAGTACGTTACTTGTAAGAGCAACAGACCTATCCGTGCGTATGATACGGATGGCGAGGAGCTTGATACGCTCATTGGTAACAAGAGTCGTTGCAAAGCGCTTGTCAGTACGTATGAGTGGACACATAAAAACAAG